GGATGAAGAAGGTGAACTAATGACTTTAAAGGACAGACGGAAATACGGATTTTTCATGATAGATAACGAAATAGTGGATGATGAAAGGCTAACACACAAAGAAATGGCAGTGTATATGTCACTTTGTCGCCATGCCAACCGTGAAACAGGAAGTTGCTTCCCTTCATTATCTACGATTGGTAAGAAAGTGAAAATGTCAAAAAACACAGTGTTAAATGCATTAAAGTTGCTCATCGAACTTGGATATATCTCTAAGGAGAATCGAAGTAGTGAGGATGGAGGGCATGCTTCCAACATTTATTACATCAATGATGTTGGTACCCTTGTTCATCCAGTGAACAAGGTAGTTCAAGAGATGAACAAGGGTGGTTCAGGAGATGAACAAGCCCTTGTTCAGGAGATGAACACTAACAATACTAAACTTAACAAAACTAAATTAACAATAAATAACCCACGTAAAAACGTGAGTGATAGTTATTCTGAAGACTTTGAAAACCTTTGGAAAACCTATCCTAAAAAGATTGATAAAAAACAAGGATATAAGTCATTTAATACAGCTATGAAGAAACATTCATTTGAAGTCATTATGTCTGGTGTAAAAGGATATGTAGATCACATCAAAAGAAATGGCACAGAAACAAAGTTCGTGAAACATGCATCTACATTCTTTAATAACGAATGCTATCTCGAATATGTAGAACAACCTAAATCACCAGTACTTAATAAACCGAAGCAAACAGCTATTTCTATTGATAATTTACTTGATTGAGGTGTAACAGATGGATAAGTACCAGGTTCATTACGAAAATGAATGCTACAGTCTCGGCATGATGATGCGAGATAACAGTTTAATAGATGAAACGAGATTAAAACCGAAACATTACATTAATCCTCATAACAGAAACTTATTTAAAGTGATGAAGGAATTACGTAATGATGACAAGCCGGCAGATATGAACTCACTTGCACAAGTCGGAGAAAACAGAATGGCAACGTTTGGTGGTGTAAATACATTAAGTAACGTGTACGGATTAGGAGTGCTTAGTCATAACTTTAAATTCACACAAGATAAGATGATTGAATTTGTGGCGATTGAGGAAGCATTGAACGAGGTTGAAAACTTCAAAGAGAAATCGAAGTTCGTTCACAACTCTAAACAACTCAATGAGCTAATTTCCAAGATTAATAATGTACAAGTTGCCACTATAAAGCCTCAGCCGTCTTTTAGGGAGAAGTTACAAATGAGGGTGAAACAACATAGCCAAATGCCAGAACAAGGCTTGAGTGGAACGCCAACAGGGTTTACGAGTCTTAACAAAGCATTGGACGGATGGCAGCCTTCAGACTTAATTATTGTTGCAGCACGTCCGAGTGTCGGAAAGACAGCTTTCGTACTAGAAACGATGCGACGTGGTGCAAAAGCAAGTCCGGATTACATGGGAACATTCTTCTCTTGCGAAATGGATGAAGACAAGATTATCGATAGATGGATTGCAACAGAAGGGAAGATTCCGGTTGCTACGATGAATAATCCAAATAAATTCTTTGCTGGAAGACAGGAGTATTGGGAGAAGTACCACAAGGCATGTGGAGAATTAACAGAACTTCCTATAGATGTTCGTTCTGAAAAAGATATTAACGAGATCCGTGCAGTGATTCGCAAGATTGTAAAAGAGAACCCAGGAAAGAAACACCTCTTTGCAATCGATCACTTAGGACATGTGAATATCGATGAGTCATTTGATAGTAACCATCTCAAGTTTACATACATCATGAAACAACTGAAAGATATGCAGAAGGAATTTAAGGTACCTATTATCCTCATAGCGCAGCTTAATCGTGGGGTAGAGGGTAAGCAAGATAAAGCGCCAACAATGTCCGACATTAGGGAATCAGGGAGTATAGAAGAGATTGCAGACGTGATTATCTTCCCACACCGTCCAGCTTACTTTGACAGAGAACAAAGGGAAGTGCAAGACATTCACGATGTGGAGCTAATCATTGCAAAGAACCGTAACGGGTTCGTCGGAACATTGCCGTTCCAGTTCGTTAAGAAAACGAATTTATTTATCGATAAAGGAGTGTGATCTAATGATAATTCTAGACATCTATACAGAAGCGAAGAAGGATGGAATCGTAAGTGCTTGGCTGCTTATTGAATACCTTGTATTCGAACGAAAAGCAATCACATTCGCTGATGAAGTGGACAAGCTAGATCGCTTCTTCGAAGACAGATTCAGAAACAAAATGAATGAGTATTTAGTAGATTACATGAAACAACGCGGCATTAGTGCGGCAGCATAAAGATGATGAGGAATGGCAAAAGAAAATATAGGGGGAATAAGAGATGCCAACACTTATGACTGATTTGCAAAAAGAAGACTACACAATTGAATCTCAGCAAAGGAAGTATATGAAAAAGGCAAGTCGTAACTTGTATATCGCGTTAGAGGAAGCGAACCTGGTATTTGATGAGAGCGAAGTAATTCAATTCAAGGAAATGTGGAAGGAAGGACATAACATCATTGAAATAGCGAAGCAGTTGGGAAGACACCAGTTAGAGATTGCGGTTCTTATTCTGGATCAGGCAGATAAAAACAAAATCCAATCAAGACCAATGGGGCTAGGAGCATGAAACAGTTAACGATTGATGATGTGGTAGGGAGTTTTGATTATAGAGCAACTAGCACAGCAGATAAATTTTTGGAACGTAACGGCGTTATAACGTATGAAGTTCACATACGAGATAAAGAAGAGAAGCAAAGAATCGTTTGGTATAAAGCGCTAAGTAAGAGTGAAGCAGAAAGCGTGGCAGTGAAAGAATGGGGTCGTGGCACTCAAATTCTTGAATCTAAAGAATCGAAATTAACGTTAGAAGAAATTATGGAGATGGATTAGGAGGGATGGTTATGAAATATAAAGACTTACCAACAGAGGATGACTACTTGTTAGCGGAAAAACGAGGGTTGAGCAGAAAGAATGTGTATCAAAGAGTAATGACATATGGGTGGGATATTGAAGAAGCGATATCAAAGCCAGTTGGCGGACGCGGACCAGGTCGGCATCGTGGAATGGCAAAGATCGCAGAAGAAAACGGAGTAAGTAAACATGTTTTCTACTATCGAAGAAGTAAAGGGATGTCATTGTACGAAGCGGCAACAAAGCCAGTAAAAAAATATGAAAAAAGAGATGAATCGTTTAAAAAACTTGCACTTGAAAATGGTATATCTCTTCCTACGTACAACAGAAGAGTTGCTAATGGTTGGGATCTAGAAGAAGCAGCAACAAAACCGGCACGGGAATATGTTAGAACAAAAGAACCTGAGACTTGGGATGATATGTATATCCATTGGCTGAAAGTCGCTAAGAATAACGGGATATCGAGAGACAATTATTATTTAAGAGTTAAAAGAGGATGGGGTTTTGAAAAGGCAGCAACAACACCATTGAAACAGGATGTACAAGCTACATTTACTAAAGAACAATTACAGATAGCCGAACAACATGGAATAGTTTTTAAAACATTGTATCAAAGAGTTGTTTACCTTAATTGGGATTTAGAAAAAGCATTGACTACGCCGCCACTCAAATCGTGCAAAAGAGGGAAGAAGAAAATCAGCTAGGAGGACAAGCCATGACGACAAAGGAACGGGCACTAAACGGGTTCTGGACTCATAAACGGACGGGTGAACACATTGTAGTCAATCGAGTGACTATGGAAGGTGAGGCTTATGCGCGACAAGTGGGAAATGATACGAAGACAGTAAACAAGCTGAGACTCATATTATTGACACGTGAACTGAAAGAGGAATATGTGAAGGGAATGCATTAGGAAACATGGATAGGAAACAAATCTACATCGATGTGCTGATACATAAAGGGATTTATAAGGAAGAAGATACAGGACGGCAGCTTTATGAGATGAGTGAATTGGAGTTGTTTGAACTATTAAAAGGAGATGGGGAGAATGAGAGAAGCGATTGAAGAGTATATCAATCATTTACAACAATCAGCAGTGGAGAACAGAAAAGAAGCAGATGAAGCATACGATAACAAGGATTTAGGGCTTGCCGGATATCATCGTGGGCAATGGATTGCAAATGAGGGAACGGCGATAGCATTAACAACTATCTTATCTAAATGCAAGGAGGAAGAACAATGAAATACACAGAGCATGGAACTTATGAGGTAACTCAACTATTAGCAGAAGCGAAGGGAGCGAAAGAGAATGGCAAATAAGATCATTGTCTATACGAAAAACAATTGTAAGAACTGTGAAGAAGTTAAGTGGGCATTAGGTGCTGCTCAAGTAGAATATGAAACTCGCAATATTGAAGAAAATGAAGAGTATGCGCAATGGTTAGCAGACAAAAATTACATGAGTGTACCAGTGACAGTGTTCCCAAGTGGGAGGGAGTTAGTTGGATTTGAATTTGGCGAATTTGCAAAAGAATTAGGAAAGTAAAGGGGTGTTTGGATGAAGGCGGAACACATTGATCTGTATGAACAGGCGCTGAATCATGAACAAGGGCAAGCTAGTAAATGGTTTCGTGAGGTTAATAACTTAGAAGCACAATTGCAAATGGCTCAATCGCACTACAAACACCATACGGAAGAAAGCGAACGATTACAAACTTTGGTTATGAGATGGAAGGGGCAAGGAAATGAATTTACGAGTGAAAATCAAGCGATTAAATGAATCAGTGGAATTACCTAAGTATGCCAAACCTGGAGATTCCGGTTTTGATCTTGTAGCAGTAGATGATGTAATTGTTAAACCAGAAGAAACGGTTGTAATTCCTGTTGGGTTAGCTTTTGAAATTCCACCAGGATATGAGTTGCAAGTGAGACCCAGAAGCGGTATTTCTAGAAAAACAATGCTTCATGTAGCACTAGGAACGATAGATAGCGGTTTTAGAGGTGAAGTAGGAGTAATTGTGAAAAATCTTAAAGCTCCAATTCTTGAAAAACGAACTGAAGAGGAAGGAGGATACTTCGAACAAATTTATAACAACATTCTATTCGATATAGAAGATAAACTTGTACAGTTTTGTGAGTATTGGCCAGAAGGTTCTTACTATATAAGAAAAGGCGAACGAATTGCTCAAGGTGTCATAGCGCCAGTGGAAACAGCTCATTTTGTTGAAGTGGACGAGTTATCAGATAGCGAAAGAGGCGTTGGTGGGTTTGGATCGACAGGAGTGAAGTAATACAAAAGGAGCAACAATATGAAATGGTTATTTTATGTATACATTCTTCAAATGTGTTTAGTGCCAACATTAACGTATCAAATCATTATGAATTTGGTTTTAAAAAACGAAGTGAATCTTTTATCGATATTCGCTTTAATTCTATTAATTTGGGCGATTCCTAGATTCAATCCTATATGGCACGAATTAATAGAAAAATGGAAGAAGAAATAATATTAAATTTGAATTTTGTTAAAAAGGAGCTGTGAAATATGAAAGATGTGAAAATCGAATACATCGAAAATAAAGCCAGAATTACTGTAGATGGTAAGGAAATTGCATTTGCTACCAATACGATCACAAAGAAAGTAGCAGAGAGTTTATTGATAAATTTAGATCAAGCTGGAGCTATTAACCTGATCATTGAAAACTAAACAAAGACGCTATTTTATTAGAAAAGGATGTGCGGTTTGAAATCTGAAGAAGTTAAACAGCTTATCACTGATTTAGAACGTAGAAAATCAGGTTTAAAACGGATCCAAAATGGCTTTTCAAGAATCCATAGTGATGAATATCGTGATGGCGTTAATAAGCAAATAGTCATTTTGGACCAAGTAGTTATGAGATTGAATTGGATTATGAGATATGAAAGTAATTAGCATAAAAATTTCATTTTGTAGAAAAGGGGAATGGATATGATGAAGGTTTTTAAAATGAATGATTGTGATTGGGTTTGCGCTGAAACTGAAGAACAAGCAAAGGAATATTACAAAGAAGAATGTGGTATTGATGATGAAGATTTAAACGAAGGGTTCGTTGGGGAAGTTAGTTTGCAAGAAGTTACGTATGTAGACATAGATGAATTGCCAGAAAGTGAAAAGGACAATTTCCAATGTGGAAGACCACTTGGAGATTCAATAGTAGTCCGCAAGACATTTGAATGGGTAATTAAAAATGACAACATTACAAGCCCTTGTATCATTGCATCAACAGAATATTAAAGAGCAGCTAGCAAAAGCTAACTGCTCAGCTCCAATTGGGGGTTGGAGAAATATCATGTTGTCTACAGTATTGACAAAAGATTGAGTTTTATTCAAGGGGGAATGATGAATGAAATGGATAGATATTTTAATACAACCACATAAAGATAAAATAGAAATTTTAAATGAAGAAATAAAAGAATGTAAAGATGATAGCGTGAAGAAGTTCTTAATCGCATTGAAAAGAAAAAGTGAATTTGAAATAGATAATTATAACAGTTGGAGGTAGAGGGAAATGGAATGTAAACATAAGTGGATTGACATGGAAGATGGAACAAATGATAAGTTCTGTGTGAAATGTAGTAAAAAGGTGAAGCAAATGCAAATTTCATTACCTATAAGTATCCCTGTTGGTATTGACATGTCTTTACCAGTAACAAGAGAGAAAATGACTATAAATTCATATGGACGTTTACAAGAGGTTTATAAGGATGAGTGGCTGAAGGAGTTTAATAAGACAAGATGTTTTGGGACTAATACTTTAAGAAACTCAACAAAATAATCCTTTTAATAGAAAGTGAGGTTACTAGTTGTTTAAACGTAAAAAGAAGACAGGCCGTATTAATAGTAGAAAAACAGTCGTACTAGGAATTGAGTTTGATAGTAAAACAGAAGCGGAGTATTACCTATTTCTAAAGAGTAATCCTGAGGTTGTTGAGATTGAGCTACAACCTCAGTACATGCTCCTTGAAGGGTTTTATATTACTACACGAGATGGCAAACGAAAGAAACGCAGAGATTGGAAATTCACAGCGGATTTTCTTGTTACTTATAAGGATGGAACGCAGGAAGTAATTGATGTTAAAGGGTATGCTAATGATCGCTTTCCGTATATGAAGAAGATGTTTGAATATCGCTATAAACAGGAGTTAGTTGTTGTTATGAAGGACAAGCAGAAAGGTTGGATAAGAAAATAAAGGGGTGAGTGTTATAAAAAGATACGAAGGTACAAGAGAATATATGTTGTTCCGAAAAGAACCGGGGTTTGGAGATAATCAGTACGTTACGATATTCGATGTATTTAAGTATCAGGAGTTAGTTGACCATTTTAATGATGGTTGGAGGATTCATGATGAAGACAAGAAGAGGGAAGCTATAAATAAGAAAGTATCAGCTTAATGGATAACGGAACCATGACTAACAGTGTGGTGGGGGCTGTATTGTAGTCATCGTTCCCTTATTCAGAAGATAGAGAGTAAAATTTCACATACCTGATGTGAATTAAAAATAACAAATTCGAAATAGGGGGATTACAGATGGAGCAATTAGCATTCTTTCCAGAAATAGATAAAAAGACAGAAAAGAAGATGCAACAGGAAGTTGTGAAAATCTTGAAGGATTACCGAGCTTTAAAGGTATGCCTTGAAAATAAAGCTGAGCAAAAACGAGAAGGTATTAGTCCGTTCCCTGAAATTCGTGACACAAAGCGTATTAATGAAATTAAGTTCAGACAAGTAGAACGTGTATTGAATTACGGGTTAGATGAGGATGAAGCTAATATCATTAAGCTGAAGTATTTAAGTAATAAGAAATTGACAGACGATTACATTTACAATGAATTATTAATCAAGAAAGATCCTTACTATGTGAAGAAAAAGAATGCTGTTCGATTGATTGCTACAGCTTTAGGTATGATTTGACAAAAAAAGTGAGAGGGAACTTTCCCTCATCACATGATAGTAATCGACTTAGGTAATTCGTTATGTAAGATGTAATCTTGTTTTTCTTTTTCAGTTAATATTCGCTTATAAGCATTTTCGTAATCAAATTTAGTTTTACCATCTTGTGTATAAGTTTTAATTCGTAAATATTCAAATCGACCATCTGGTAAAAAGTTTATCATTTCTCTTTCACACATGGTAATCACCTCCTTGTTTGGAAGAATTATAAAATTACAGATTATCTATGTCAATATATTAGGAGGATTTAATGAGTATTAACAAAGGTATGTTTACTTCTAAAACAGATTTATGGGCTACACCACAATATTTCTTCGATGAATTACATAAAGAGTTCAACTTCGAATTAGATGTATGTGCATTAGAAGAGAACACGAAATGTGAAAAGTACTTTACTCCAGAAATGGACGGATTAAAACAGGAATGGAACGGTACATGTTGGATGAATCCACCATATGGACGAGGGATAGGGGCATGGGTGCAAAAAGCATATGAGTCATCATTAAATGGCGCTACAGTGGTTTGCTTATTGCCAGCTAGAACAGATACAAGATGGTGGCATGATTATTGTATGAATGGTGAAATACGATTAGTGAAAGGGAGATTACGATTTGGTGGAAGTAAGGTAAATGCGCCGTTTCCTAATGCGGTAGTGATTTTCGGTGAGAAAGCAAAAAGACATACTCTGATAGCAATGTGATGTTATTTAAAAACACCGAGAAAACACCGACAAAATAGGGGATAAAAAGGGGGAATTTTGATAATGAAATCAACGGTATTCTTAATGTACAAGCCCTTTGACAACCGCATATCGAAGAGGATTAGTACACCTATTAGTGAAACGTTCTTATGCGAGAATGTCACGGTAACGTATACCGCATAGTAGGGCGGGCAAGGCGGTAAGAACCCGCGTTAAGACGAAAAGACCAATTAATGATGACATATTCCAGTGTGGC